GAAATCGCTGACGCTTTCAAGTATGTTGTGGATTACAAATATGTAGATATCCGGGACGGGCTACCGATTACCGCCCTCGGGCATAAGGCTTCCCCTAGATTGTGGCGACCTCCAGTTGGTTCTAAAACCCCGTTGTATATCCAGCCTATGGATATGACATTTACTTTAGGCGAAGCGGAAGCAGAAGCCTATAACCACAAGAACCTTCGACACTGTGCGGATAGCGCGATGCGCTTTAACTATACCGTTCAGCTCCAGGTTCATAAAATCCTCAACGTAGAGTAAATAACATGGAAATAAAGAAAGCACTTGTAGTTCTATCCGGCGGGCAAGATTCCGTAACCACATTAGGCGTAGCACTTGCTGAATACGATGCGGTGGAAGCCATTATGTTCGACTACGGGCAACGCCACAGCGTGGAGTTAATTCAGGCGCAAGAGATCTGCCGCTTGCACGGCGTTCCCTTTACCAGTATGAAGATTCCGATGCTGCAGGAGCTAGGCGATAGCGCCTTAATTGAGGGCTCCGAGCACACCGACGTAAATAAGCCGCACCACGCGAATAAAGATCTACCCGCGAGCTTTGTGCCAAACCGTAACGCCCTATTCCTAACCACAGCTCATGCTATGGCGCAGAAGATAGGGGCTCAGGATATCCTAACGGGGGTTTGCCAAACGGATTATTCTGGCTATCCAGACTGCCGCGAGGTATTTATAAAGAGCTTGGAAAAAACCCTGAACGTGGGTTACGAAACGGACATCTCTATTAAAACGCCACTAATGAACTTAACCAAGGCGCAGACATTCGCCCTTGCAGAAAGTTGTGGATTCCTAGATACCGTGGTTGCCCTTTCCCATACCTGCTACCTTGGTGATCGCACCAAGATGCATGAGTGGGGTGCTGGGTGCGGGGAATGCGCCGCTTGTAAGCTGCGGAAAAAGGGGTTCGAAGAGTTCAAGGAAGGCATCGCATAGGGTAGAGCGATTATCTAACCGGGGCTATATTATATAGCTCTGGATTACAAAAGGGGTATAACAATGGGTTATAGAAGCACAAAAACTTACGGGCATGAGCTGGGATTATCCTGCTGTTTCAGGCAATGGCGAGCGGATCATTCGCACTGCTCGCTTCTGCACGGATACGCGTTAGCTGTACGTATTGAATTTGCTGCGGAAGAACTGGATCATCGTAATTGGGTTCAGGATTTCGGTGGGCTGAAAGAGGTTAAGAGCTACCTTCAGGATACTTTTGATCATAAGGTAGTGGTTGCCGCCGACGATCCAGAGATGTTTACGTTTGGTAGGTTACAGGAGATGGGCTTGGCGGAGATCCGGGTAATGGAACGCGTAGGCTGCGAGGCATTTGCGGAGGCTATATTTAAAACTGTGGAAAGCATAATAGATTCCGACCGCGTTAGTGTGGCTTCCGTGGAAGTAAAAGAACATGGTGCAAATTCAGCAATTTATCTAGGGGATAAGTAATGAACCAAGAGAAAGTAGAAGGTTTAATCAAACAGCTATTAGTTGAGATTGAAGGCGAAGAGGTAGCAAACCGCGAGGGGCTGCAGGATACGCCAATGCGTGCAGCGAAAGCGTATGCAACATGGTTTAGCGGTTACGGTAAGGATGCCGGTGAGCTCCTGAAAGTGTTTAAGGATGGGGCGCACGCATACGATGAAATGGTAGCGGTGGTAAAGATCCCTTTCTATTCCCACTGTGAGCACCACATCGCAATGATAATCGGGGAGGCTACGGTAGCTTATATCCCCAACAGTAAGGATCCGCGTATTGTAGGGCTATCCAAGCTTAACCGCTTGGTAGATATGTTTGCTCGCCGCCTGCAGGTTCAGGAGCGCTTAACCACAGATATCGCCGACGCGCTAGAGGAGCACCTGCAGCCGGATGGTATCGGTGTTTACATCAAAGCGCGACACATGTGCATGGAATCTCGTGGGGTTCAGCAGCAAGGGCACTACACTATAACGTCCGCCCTTAAGGGGGTAATGAAGAATGATTCAGCTTGCAGAGCAGAGTTCCTAACCCTCGCGAAAAGCTAAGCTAACCCGGCGACCCTGAGCTGGTTACCGGCTCGGGGTTTTTTATACTTTGAAACAGGTGAATACTATGAGTAAAAAGCAGAAACAATTAGTTATCTGCCCATACTGCGGTAACCCTGCAGAGCTCAGCCCCGGTAATGAAATATACTTTGGACGCAAGGAAACAGAGGATCGATGGTTTTGGGAATGCGTACCATGTGGTGCCCACGTTGGCGCGCACGCTAACAGCCCTAGCCACAAACCAATGGGCGGGCTAGCAAAACCCGAGCTGAGAACGGCAAGGGCGGAAGCGCACCGGGTATTCGACCCGTTGTGGTTAGAAACCAGTATGAGCAGAACTGCAGCGTACCGATGGCTTGCGGACGAGCTTGGGATAGGTCGGCACAACTGCCACATAGGTTATTTCAACTTGGAGTGGTGCGAGAGAACCATTTCTATGGAAAGAAAAATACGCGCAATGATTCGAAGAAGGCGCAAAGAAGCAAAGCAACCGAGGAACGAAGGAACTACGAAATGAGAATATACCTAGCCGGATTATATACCGCAAGCTTTAACATTGGCGGCAAGAAGTATAATGATCTAAGCGAAAAAGAAAAAGCCGACCGCAGGGGTGCTGAATGGAAGCTGGAATCCTACCACTATGTACACCGCCAATCCTATGTGGATAAGATGCGTAACGATGGCGTTAAGATCTTTCTGGATTCCGGTGCCTTCTCTGCTTTTACCCAAGGAGCTACCATCGATATCGCGGGCTACTGTAACTACATTAAGGAAAACGCAGATATCATTCAGGTGGAAGATGGGGCGGTTATGGCATCGGTGTTGGATAGCATCGGGGACGCACAAGGAACCTATGATAATCAGAAAACTATGGAAGGCTTGGGAGTTCGCCCGCTACCCTGTTTCCACTATGGGGAAGATCCGAAGTTCCTAGAATATTACGTGGCAAATTATAGCTACATTACCTTGGGTGGTATGGTTGCGCAATCCACAAAGGATCTCTTAATTTGGCTGGATGAAATGTGGGAAAAATACCTAACCGATGGTTCTGGCAGACCGAAAACAAAGGTTCACGCGTTTGGTGTAACCACACCATTGCTAATGAAACGCTATCCGTGGTTCAGCGTGGATTCCTCCTCGTGGGTTCAGGTTTCTGCGAACGGCTCAATCCTATTCAACGGTAAGGCACTAGCGATATCAGATCAGAGCCCTAGCAGAAAAGTTCATAACCAGCACTATAATACAATAAGCCCACCGATGCAAGCGGCGGTTCTGAAGCAATTAACCGAGGAAGGCTATTGCGTAGAGAGGCTAGCTACCGAATACGCCTCCCGATGGGTTTATAATGTGTTCGCATTCGGGGAGATGCACAAAACCTTTCCCCCATACGAGGACGCGAGATGGGTTCAGGATCAGATGGGGCTTTTTTAATGGATGTGGTAATAGCTTTCTTCGTACCGATGATCTATGTATTCCTGCGGGTGTTCCAACAGCGCAATGTTGCCAACGAGCAGTATACATGGATTATTGGAACCTCTTACTTGATAACCGCGTTTGAGATAGTTAATATTACTCTAATCGTTTCGAGGGGGTGGGAATTATACATACCCCTCAGCGCCGGCGCCGCGATTGGATCTACCGTGGCGGTTTATACTCACAAAAGGATAGTTAGAAATGTTAGAAGCACTTAAATTTGTTCAGGGGGCAGTAGCTTCCAAGGGCTTTGCCCCGGAGCTTACCCACTTCTGTATTAGGGACGGTTACGTAAAGGGGTTTAACGGCTCCCTCGCGCTCTCTAGCCCTATTGAATTGGATATCGAAGCTACCCCGAAGGCTGTGCCATTCATTAAGGCTATACAGGCGTGCAGGGGCGAGACAGCGCTGCACCTTTCCAAGGCTGGCAGGCTTGGTATTAAATCAGGAAAGTTTAAAGCGTTTATCAATTGCATTGATCAGGAATACCCCGATGTGGAGCCAGAAGGGGAAAAGGTAGAGATTAGTGGGTCTTTCGTAAAGCACCTGAGGGTGATCCTTCCTTTCGTGGCTGAGGATGCATCCCGCCCGTGGTCGCGGGGTATATTGCTAGAAGGTAAAACCGCCACCGCTACCAATAACATTATTATACTGCAGAAATGGCTCAGCGAACCATTTCCTATCCGGGTTAACCTGCCCCTAGCCGCGGCTCGGGAGCTGGTAAGAATTAAGGAGGAACCTACCCACTTTAGCCTAACTGAAAACACCATAAGCTTTTACTACGAGGACGGTAGGTGGTTGCGCACCAACCTAATTGATCAACCTTGGCCGGACATCTCCCCTATCCTAGAACGCCCCGCGGAGGTGGCAAGCTTCCCTGAAGGGTTCTTCCAATCGGTGGAAGACGTTATCCCATTTCTGGATGAGGCTAATACCCTACGGTTTAAAGATGGGGTAATGAAAACCTCTGAAGAGGAAGGGGACGGCGCTTCTGTGGAGTACCCCGAGATTACAGAGAACTTTGCCTTTAACGGAAAGCAGCTTCTCAAACTTGCGGGGGTTGCCGATACTATAGATTTTAGTCTTTACCCTGCACCTTGCCTGTTCTTTGGGGATTCCTTAAGAGGGGCTATTGTAGGGATGCGTATAGAATGAGAGATGATTCCATTGGTATGTTCTGGCAAGATATTCCGGCTGTTAAGGGGACGGAAAGGAAGGCAGCTGTTATGCCCGATATCCCCGATACTGGCTGGGTTAAGCCAACCTCTTTCCCCGATTTATCCACATCCTCTATTATTTCTCTGGATACCGAGACCTACGATCCAGAGCTAACTGATTACGGTCCCGGTTGGGCTAGGGGGAAAGGGCACATAGTTGGGGTATCCGTTGGGGACGATAAAGGCAACGCGTGGTATTACCCAATGCGCCATGAGATTCGCCCAGAGGAAAACTTCGACCCGGAGGTGGTTCTAGCTTGGCTTCGAGTTCAGCTTAGTAATCCAAAGCAACCGAAGGTTGGGGCTAATATTATCTACGATATCGGCTGGCTGAAGCAGGAAGGGGTAGAAGTAGCGGGAATTTGCTATGATGTGCAGTACGCGGAAGCGCTGTTGCATGAAGCGGAAACTGTAGCGCTAGAAGATCTAGGGCAGCGATACTTAAACCTAGGTAAGGAATCCAGCTTGCTGTATCAGTGGTGTTCCAATTACTACGGGGGATCGGCAACTGGAAAGCAGCGGAAGAATATCTATCGCACCCCGCCATCGCTTACCGGGTTCTATGCGGAATCCGATGCGTACCTACCTGTGGAGATCCTTCGCAAACAATGGCCGCTTCTGGTAGCAGAGGGGCTTATAGATCTATTCGTTATGGAATGCGAGCTGATGCCCCTATACGTTTCAATGCGTTTTGCGGGGGTTACGGTAAACATCGATTATGCCGAGCAGCTTAAGGATAGGTTATCCGGACGGGAAAAAGAGTTCCAGAAGCAGCTTGAATCGCTGGTAGGGTTCGGCGTTAATGTTAACGCTGGGGATAGCCTGAAGAAAGTTTTCGATTCGCAAGGGCTGCAATACCCAACTACGGCGAAAGGCAATGCAAGCTTTACCAAGCAATTCCTGGAGGGGCTAGAGCACCCGGTTGGTAACATGATCCGAGAAATACGTTCTCACCAGAAGCTGAGAAGTACCTTTGTGGAAAGCTATATCCTAGATTCCCACGTAAACGGAAAGGTTTACGGGCAGTTCCATCCCCTACGCGGGGAAGGGGGCGGCACCCGGTCTGGCAGGTATAGCAGCTCCACGCCAAACCTGCAGAACATCCCATCTCGGGACCCGGTTCTTGCGCCAATGATACGCGGGCTATTTATCCCGGACGTAGGGCATCGCGCGTGGAGAAAATACGATTACTCCCAAATCGAGTACCGCTTTATGATCCACTTCGCGGTAGGTATGGCTGGGGACAGAGCAAGGAAAATGTTTAATGATAACCCAGACCTAGATTACCACGACTTTGCGCAAGACCTTGTTCATAGCAAGCTGGGTATAATGATACCGCGGAAATCTATTAAGGGGATCAACTTCGGGCTTATCTATGGTATGGGGCAAGCGAAGCTGGGTGCAGGGCTTGGGCTTAGTAAAAAAGAATCCAAGGACCTCTTTGAATCCTATTTCGACGCTGTGGATTTCGCGAAGCCAACAATGGAGCAAGCTATGAAGGAAGCGCAAACCACAGGGGTTATACGTACCATCATGGGGCGGAAGTCGAGATTCGATTTGTGGGAGCCGACGCAATGGGACAGTAACAGCGTCGCTATGCCCCTAGATAAGGCGTTACGCGAGCACAGTAGCATTAGGAGGGCTTATACGCACAAAGCGTTAAATCGCAAGCTACAGGGCAGTGCTGCGGACCAGATGAAAATGGCTATGCATAAGTGTTACAAGGATGGGGTATTCGATGAAACTGGGGTACCTAGGCTTACTGTCCACGATGAGCTAGATTTTTCCGACCCCGGAGGTCGCAATAAAGCATTCGAAGAAATGAAGCATATAATGGAAACGGCTTTGCCGCTGCTAATCCCAGTTAAAGCGGACGGAGAAATTGGTGCAGACTGGGGGCATATAACCGATATAGGTTCGGAAGAATCTAAGGCTTTCATGTAGGAGGATAACATGGCATCGAACTATAAATTTCAGAGCCCAAGAAACGACCTAATCCGAAAGTTTTACGCACACCACGGATGGCGGATCGACCACTTAGGGAATCTAACCAAGGGAATAAAAAGTAAGACCGGTACAGTTTTGTATCAGAGGGTATTCTTCGAAAATAGGCTGGAGCTTCAAGCAAGGTATAACAAAAAGTGGTACCGCTCGTACGGGGTAGATCTGGAGGGGTTAGAAAAGCGTATTAATAACGGTACCCTTGTTACTTCCTAGCTTTGGGACATCACTAGGATAATATCCCCAACTATCGTAAGGGTCAGAATACCAACTATGGTTAATAGACCCTTTCGCTTAGCCGCTTCTGAAGCCTGTCGCCATTCTCTGAGATGCTGAAAATCCCGTTGCATCTCCATCGGGGAACTATTTTCAATACCGATTTGGAGCAGGGTATCGTGGATCGTAGTTTTTATAAGGTCGCGAAGCTCTGCCTCGGTTAGCTTTACATTTTTCTCCGCTGGTGGCATAGAATGCGCTACCTTATTTAGTACGCTAAATCAATAGAATATAGGATATTGGGTGATTTTGCACCACCCGAATATCCACATCAGTTATACAGCACTTAGATCTCCGGAAAGATGCCAAGTATTGTTTGCTACCTTATGAATATGGATCTGTTTATAAGCCTCGTCTGTATCTGGGGTTGTACTAGCAGGGTACTGAAGCGTTACCCCGACATCCCCAGAGATGAGCATAGGTCCAGCGGAAACCTGTCGCAGGGTAATCCTAGTCCCAACTTTAAACGGTACCAGCGATGCCACAGGTATATTAATAACTGTGGAAGTAGCATTGGCGCAGGTTATGGTTCTCCCAGCATCCGCTATGACAAGAGCATAGGTCGCAGGGGAGATCGGGTATACCGGGGAAGCCGTTAGATCACTGTGGCTAAGTTTTTTGGTGCTACCACTTTGGACGGTTTCGAATAGCTCGCCGCCGCTTATGGTAGTACCGTCGTCCATATCTGTAATTCTTAAATCTGCCATTAGGGTTCCTCTGCGACTCGTCTTGAGCCATCTTCTGTTATTCGGACATCGCCGACTTGGGTGATTCGCTGGTCTATTACTTCAAACGGGAAAACTGCAATATAGGTCTGGTAACTGGTATAAGTCGAGTCCCGCACGCTATACATCTGAATCTTCATATTGAAGCTGGTGCCGTAGGAATAGTTGAGGCTAAGTAGATACTGCGTACCGGTAAGTCCGCTCTGTGTTTGTATCAAAGCGTTTGTGTCCGCGTTTGTGACCACAAGCTCATAGGTGACCCCAGCTTCTGGGCTACCAAGCGATACAGAGTACCAATCTTCAATCCCCGCGAGCTGCTGGGTCCTGTCTTGGTGCTCCCAAGTAATTAGGATATCATTGCTATTGACCAGTTCTGGGGCATATTCCCCAGCAATCTGAATCCCAGCTGGCAGGTATGGCTTACCGAAGCGGCCCACCGTGTTAAGGGACATTTCATCCGCGGCTGTGATATCCAATACCCCGAGGCTGGTTTGCGTAAGAGCTTTAGCCCTTATTTGAGACCCTGTGGTAAAGAGCTCATCTATGATACCGACGTTAGAGTCCGCAAAGTATATCCGATCATTTAGACTATGGCTTAACGGATAGGTGTCAAACACCCCTCTACCTATCCGAATAATCATATTGTCCATATCAACTTCATCTACGCGGACATATTCATTGCCGATAATAGCATACCCACCAATGACTATTTCCCCCCAAGCCCCAGAAAAATCAGTAATGCTAATCCCGGTTTCCTGAATGGGGTCAAGGTCCTGAGCAAGCCTAGCCGTTGGTGCAAACTGCCCAGCGTATTCCTCGGAGTTATCGTAGTTGGATTGCGCTGGGGCTAGGCGGGAAATGAGCTGGAACCCAAATGTCGGTTGGTCCGGCTTTACTGCGACGGCGTATACGAATGCGTTGTCATCGGTAACCGTATTAAAATCTGCCAAGGTAAGGGTAGTCCCGACCACATAGTAGGGTACCTCAATGAGGTAAGACTGTTCCACGGGCATGGGTTCGCCAACTGTATCTGCCCACCCGGTAGAGGTTGGCGTGTAATAGGAACTCTGTGGTAAACCGAAGATATCCTCCACACCCTCTATCAGAACCAAGCCATCGGTAAGGGTACCATAGTTCATGTTGGTAATGCGGACAACGAGCTGTTCAATGCCGTAGGCATCCCAGCTGAGCTTGACAATATCGCCGGGATTAACATCCCACGCGGATCTATTGGCTACAAAGGATACACGGGCAAGCGGGCTAGAGGATTGCCGGAGTTCCCGGATACCAATTCGGGAGGCTATGTCATAGGAATCCACACCAGAGAAGTTCTTTGTCTGGGATACAATGCCACCCTGTGCTTGGATAGAGGCTAGATCCTGTACGGTTATCGCGGTATCCTTGAAAGCTCCTCTTGTGCGGAACTTTATGACGATCTCATTTACCATTTCCGCAAATGAAGGACGCTCAAAGAACTCCATAGAAGCTATATTGGTTTCATCGAATACCGGAAGCGTAGAGGCATCATAGCCCCCTCGGACCAAAGAAAGCACAAACTTTCCGGTGACCCGGTCGGTGTAAAGAACCCCATTAATAAGGGTCAGCATATCCCCAATGAAGTCATCCATTGTGGTTTGTGCAGAGAACCCAAGCGATAAGCCGAACCCCTCATCGTAGAGCTGCTGAGCTACCGACTCAAAAGCGGGGAGGTCTAAATCCCCAGTACCAAGCCCAAGCCCCCAGTCCGGGTCTGTCAACGCCTCATAGATAATGTGGGCACCATTCGCAGAGCCATTATTAATGTTCTGCGTTGACGGGCTTAGGTTACCACCGGGGATATCCGTTACTTCCACAGCCCACGCTTTAGGATATGGGCTCATCGCCGCTATATAGCCACCGCTACCGGAGGAAGAATAGGTCCTGCTTGAACCTTCTCTAAAGACTAAGCCAAGAACCCCGCGGTAAGCTGGGATATCGGGTCCAAGCCTGTTCATTAGGTAGGAGTTTCGCTGCTGGGTCGACTCCCCCATACACACATCTACCCTACCTAGGACGCCACCCTCTTTCTTTTCCCCGCCGAATAGGTTAGGTTTGTTGATACTGGTAGTGGTGCTGCTGGTAACGTTGCCAGACCACGCCAGTCGCTTACCGATAAAGATCTTATTCAGGCTCTGCACAGGTCCATAACATAGGACCATGTGCATTCCTAAAAAGTATCGGTAGCCAACCGTTTGCTTCTTACTGCTACCACCGCCCATGAGCGAACTCCACTACACGTTTCGCCATCGAGTCGCCGGTACCAAGGAGGACTTCCTCCTCCACGCCATTCTTAACAAATTCATTATAGTCAAGGTTATATTTTTTGAAGAATTCCCTGACCCCCTTGCTGCAGTACTTGCACCCAGCGGTGTTCCGAATAGTGATCTTCATTATTTACCACCTTTCTTTCTGATAGCTGTATAGGATAGGTCGCCATACCACACTACGTTGGGGGCTTGGACCACATAGGTACCGAATACCTTTGTAATCGGTTTCCCCTGCTCAGCGGTAGGGGCATCTACGTCTGCAAGCGAGGCAGGAGGCTGCCCCTCTGGTGGCGACGGCTGAAGGGCTATCGCTATGATTATTACAATTACGAGAATGATAAGGTATTGCAAGGGGTACGCTCCTAAAAGATCGGGGTTCCGTCCATCGGGTTCTTATCTGGGATGTAAGGAAACCCGCCGTAGTTATTGAGGTTATTAAACTTTCCCTTACAAGTCACGGTAGTATGATCACATCCGGGAAAAGCGCTAACAGAATCACCAACAGTGAGGTCAGTAAATGGGAGGCTGACGGTAATAGTTCCTGCGGAATTATTATGGTCCGTAATGAATCGCCTATCGTTGACCCCATTACCAGTAAAGAGCACCATACCCCCAGTAAACCATTCTGGTCCGAAGTTAGCGTTATTGATTATGAAGGAGGGGCTGGTTATGGTGTTACCCCCAACCGCCGTTACTTGCGCTGTAGTAGTATAGTTGGTTTGTATTATGTTACAGGGGGAATTATAAAGAACATGGGGACAGGAGGATTGGTAGACCCTTCTTAGACCGGGACGCTTTACCGCGGTGTAGATTGGTTGGCAGGTGATAGTTGCTTCCACCTCCTCAAACCGAACATTGGTTACGCGACCGCGCCAAGGGGTTGTGGAGTCAGTGTCCCCTAGGTGGAATCTTGTTACCACAAGGTTTATGACATCGGATGGGGAACTTGCTATATACTGGGTCAGAAAGTCCAGCGTTCGGACAGTTTGGATCTTTAGATTAACTTTACCGAGGTCTGGGGTTGCCTCGATTTTACCGCGTTCTATTGGCGCAGCGGTGTAATTCTTGTTGTTGAAGGTAATGTCTTCTGAAAAGCTCGTATATCGCCATTCCTGAACCCCTCGGCTGAAGGTATACAGCTCAACAGGGCTCCCACTATGCGAGGATTCTTCTATATCTTGGTAGGGCATCGGTCACTCCGTATCAACCACGGTTACTGTAGAGGTTGCTGTATCGTTACCCTGCCACTCTATTGTTACGGAATCGGTGGCTAGTCGCTTGAGGTCTAGATAACTAATACAGCGAATAGATTGTACCGGAAGACCCTGTAGGGACTCAACCGTTAGCGCAACATTAAACCCATCTGCAGCGAATGCTATTATTTCTCGTGGGAGCCATGTTCCGTCTACTTTCAGAACTGCTATATGTTTTCGGTCGGAGGCGTAGGTAAATTGCCCGTCATTGCGTGCGAGGATAGTATCAAAGATCGGGCCGTCGTCCACAACGGCAAAGTCATCTTCAAAGGTTGGCATCCAGAAGGGACGGAGCTTTCCGGATCTTCGGTATAACCATTGGCGGTATTGCCAAATCTCTTGGCGGTTCCGGAAACCGAAGGAA